TATCAGGATTAGGAATAAAGGGGATCGCTGTCGACGGGGTAGACAGTGTTGAGGGGGACGCTATTAATCCACTCGGGGGTCTCACCTACTGCTATATGGGCAGCGCCCTAACGGAAGCACCCGACGGAAACTCTTGGACCAAAGCCAAGGTTGATTCTGCGGAGTTTGGAATAAAGACAGGATAATGGCGGACGTAAAAACGACGCAGGTCGTTGCTGAGGTCGAGCTCGGACCCACGCTAAAAACGACGCAGGTCGTTGCTGAGGTCGAGCTTGGAGGGTCTGTAAAAACGACGCAGGTCGTTGCTGAGGTCGAGCTTGGTGATGCTGATGCTCCTCTACAGCCTGTTTCTGTGTCTCAGTTCGTGCTTGAGGTGGATGTCGGAACGCCTCCACCAGACGTAGAAGTCCAAGTCTCCCAGTTCATGATTGAGGTTGACGTCCCGACACCCCCTGTGGCTAACCCACCGTCCGTATCGCAGTTCATGATCGAGGTCGAGGAAACGGGCATCGACTTTGGTGTTCAGGACACCTTCTCCGCTGCGGCGTATGTCCTAGATCCCTCTTCTGTGCGGAGCTACTTCTCCGCAGGGGCGCGTGTCATTGGTCCGAGTACGGTGCGTTCACTGTTCTCCGCCTCTGCCTACGTGTTTAAGGAAAAGGTGTTCACCGCACAGGCGGCGGTGCGTCTCCCTGTGCCTGACACCGTTGGGTACCCCAGCTTCTCTGGAGGGATAGACATAAGGCTCCTTGATTGGGACTTTACCGTTCTGGACACGATCGACAACTACAAGCGACTCGAATACTTTAGGGCCGTGAACGGGCAGTTCTACGACGGAATGGGATACTACACGATCGAGGGTCCCGAAAGTTTGATGCCGTCAGAGTTATTTAAGACCGACTGTATCGTCCAAGTTCGTCGATACGCTCCTGGGGGCACCCCTGTGGTCGTCTTTGAGGGGCTTCATAGGAAGACAAACACATGGTTCGAAGACGGCATTGTCCACTTTGGGAGCTCCGGGCCTGACCTGAAACATCTGGCAAAGCGTCGCATCATCCTTCCACAAACCGGACAAGATCTATTCAGTCTATCGGGACCCTTCACGAATTCCATGCGCGACATCGTTCGATACAATATGGAATCGCTTGCCGGTGCGACCCGTCAAATGCCGAGGTTATCCGTCAATCCGAATAATGATTATGGTCTACCGATTAACCTGAATTATCGACACACGATTGTCTACGATGAACTCGTCGGGTTGGCTCAGGCGGGCGTTGGGGCAGATTGGTCGATCGATCTTAGCGGGGGTCAACTCGTCTTTGACATCCACTATCCTTTCCGTGGGTGGGACAAGCGAACGGGAAACGGTGCTGGAAACTTTGAGCTTGTTTGGTCTATCGATCGGGGTAATGTCGTTACGCCATCATTTGAAGAGGACCGCAACGATGAGGTGACTGTCGTGTACGCCGGTGGTCCAGGAATAGGCGCAGACAGGTACATCATCGAACGGACAAATATCGCCTATCGCGATCAGGACTCTCCCTGGAATCGCATAGAACGGTTTATCGACGCATCAAATGAGACCTCGGAGGCCGCACTAAAAGCGACGTCTGATGCCTATCTCGTAGAAAACGGAATGAAGAGAACCTTCTCCTTGGAAGTAGGATCGGGTATGCGAACTGACTATGGAACGTTGTGGAATCTTGGAGACGTATGCACAGGGGTATTCGAACCAGGGGGTTCGTTTGATATGCGCATCGTCGGTGTTCGCGAGGTACATGACAGGAACTCCGGAGTAGAGACGCTTTCCCCGGTATTCTTCATGTACCCCAGGCTTGAGGACTACTAGAATGCCAGCACCAGTTCGTAAAGGAACAACGACGCAAGCAGTTGTTCAGAACCTGCGTATAGAGAGTCTTAAGCAGAGAGCAAAGATACTATCCCTGCGACGGCGGTTCATTAACGAGACAATAAGTGAAATATTCTCTGGCGCTGTCCTTGTTGTCGACCCTGCCAATGACGACGGACTTACGACAGCTTCTGGTGCAGGACAGGGATATCCAATCGTAGCGGCTTCTGCGTCCCCAGCAGGAGAGGGCATCATAGGAATGTCTCCTTCTCCGACCGTCGTCATTACCTGCGATGGCCCGGCTATATCTCCTGGAGACATTATCATCGCCTCCGCAACACCAACTTATGGGAAGAAGCTGGAGACAGAGGCCGTCGACGCTACGATAGGAACGGCGCTAACGAGCAAAGCGGCTGGAAGCACCGCGAGTGTAAGCGTGCTTCTGTGCGATCGTATTGTACGTATACACGACTCGATCTCCCTTACCGACGGCATTGCTGCCCCACCCGCAAGTGTCGGGCTGGCGCAGATTTATGTTGACTCCGCAGATGGGGACTTGAAAGTTATCTTCGGAGACGGTACAATAAAGACGTTAGCTACCGATACATAGGGGTGGTATAGCTCTTGGAAGATCCAACATTTATTTTAAAGGCCGTCGAGCAAGGCGGGCTCGTTACTGTCGTTGTTCTCATGTACTTATCCATGCGGTATCTTCTGACAAAGCTAGACAAGCTAGATGATCTAACAGCCGCCATGCAAACACTGGCAGAAACAATGTCCGAGTGTATGCACGAAACAAGAACAACCTTAACGCTCCTATCGGAGCAATCTAAGAGGGCTGAGCAGGAGCTGAGAACGGAGATCCACGACCTTGTCGAGATCGTGGACAGAGGAGCGGACAAGTGAATTCAACACTGGACATCCTCTTCACCATCATAAAGATCGGCGCGGTCGTTCTCGGAACGCTATTTGCTGCGTTGGTCTACCACACCCAACGAAACGGAAAAGACGACGATTCGTTGACGGAGCTAATCAAATACACAGAAGAAATATCTCGCATGTATCCCTCCTGTCGAGAGGAGCCTTCCCCCAATGAATCCGGAAGTCACTGAGACGGTTAATGTCATGGTTGTTATGCTGACAGTTCCGTTGGTCGTTGCCAACGCTTTTTTGTCGTGGCGCTTCTATCGGATCGCACACATCCGAAAGAATCTCCTTTCGTGGGTTCTCTTTGGTGGGTGCTTGACAATGATTATCACGTCGGGACTTCACGCGATCGACGCCATCGGGATTGTCCTCACCATAAATGGGGGACTCCTCGTCATTGATGATTTCGCCCCCCTCGTTGGCATTGCTCTACGATACGTCCTCACTATCGCGCTCTATGCCATCATCCTTGCGAGACCCGAGAACGTTAGTATTCGCAGAGAAGATCAGGTTCCTAGAAGACTAAGAAAATTTTCCAACCTCTTCAAGAAGCGTACTCCGTAGTACTGGTTCGGTCATCTCTATCTTCTTAGCGAGTAGCCCCTCGACCGTGTGGTCGATTGTCCCCCGCGCTATGAGCGAGATGATCTGAACCATCTTTTTCTGCCCAATGCGGTGAAGGCGGTCCGCTGCCTGCCGCTGTTCGGCAGGATTCCACTCCTTGTCGATGAATATTCCCACACTTGCGCACTGAAGATTCAACCCTGTGCCTCCCGCTTTGGTCGTGCAGATGAACACACGGGTGCGCCCCGCTTGAAACTCCTTGAGCACCTCATTACGTTCTCTAGTGCTAAAGCCCCCCAGGAATAGCGAGCTCGCCATCTTCTTCTTCGATAGGCGATTTCGTAGCGCTATAGCTGTGTCACGAAACGCTGTGAACACAACGACCTGCTCATCTGTTCCGTTAATGATTTCCACTGCTGCATCGAGCTTTCCTGAGACGTCTTCCAACCCGAGGGTTGCCGGTGTACTTGCGATTTGGCGTAGGCGCGTGATCATCGCCATGACATTCACAGCGGAGATGTACTCACCCTCCCGAACCTCTAGATAGCACTCGTGGGCCATCTTCTGGTATGCCTTTTTCTGCTTCTCTGGCATCTCGATAAGAAGATCCTGTGTAACCTTCTTGGGGATATCCTTAGCGACGTCCTCTTTAGTCCTTCGCAGCATAACAGGACCCAAGTCCCGCTCAAGCAGCTCGGGGTTCTTGGTTCCCTTGATCTCTCGGCTCCCCCAGTAGTCCTGCTCATAGTCGATGTACGTCTCATAGAACCGCCAGTAGGATGAGAACATTGAAGGATATAGGATGTTGAGTAGCGACCAGATCTCGGCGACGTTGTTACCCACAGGGGTACCTGTGAGCATCGCCATGTACTTTGTTCGCAGCGATCGGGCGCACTCCGCTGTGCGGGTCTTGCGGTTCTTTAGTCTATGTGCCTCGTCAAATACGACCCAATCCCACTTGCCCATTTTGCTAACATAGTCGGACCAGTAACGCGGGAACTGGGCATAGTTCATTACGAACCATCCCTGTTTGTACGCCTTGATCTGATCGACCTTGGTCTTCCACTCCAACACCGTGACAGGCTCATTACGATCAGACCACTTTTCGATCTCCTCGCTCCACTGGTACTTGACTGCGTTGGGGCATACGATAAGAACTTTGTCGTTTTCTTCGCTGGCATCTATTGCTGCTATGGTCTGTACCGTGTTATGTGTTACGATGAAGGAGCGCGTCACGTACAGTTCGTCGTCTGCGGCCACCTTGATGCACGTAGCCTCCTCCATTCCGTCCTCTTCAATAGAGGCGATAGCTCGAATCGGTTGATACTTTGTCGGCACCTTATATGCTTTGCGCTTGCGAGATAGCCGAAACGGATTGAGTGGTGCGGGGAGCTTGATATTTACGCGCTCCGCCCGACGTCCCTTCTTCTTTTCTCCCTTATGCGTGTAGGTCGATGCCGCGACGTGACGACCGCGAGCTATCCCGCCGAGCGACTGGACTAACTCTATGACACCGTCCACAAGATTCTCGCTAGTAGAGCAGAACTCCGCACCCCCGTCAGGCATAGCGTAGCCGTCTGTGTCCATCAACCCTTGAAGGAGCTTGAGGCGCTCTTGGGGTGTACCACGCAGGAAGATGTTAGGGATGAACTTCTCCCACGAGCGCTTTCCATATAGACCGAGGCTACGGATACCATCCGCTATAGGTCCCTCAGCGATATTAAACTCCGATATCCCCTCACTTCTGTGCGGGTGATATATCCCAGGTATATCAACATACTTCAGTATCTCCATGTCCGTCGTTATGCGCATAACGCGATTGGATAATCCGCCGTCCCCAAGAAGAACGCCGAGGAGATATGGATCTAGGGGAAGGGATACCGAGTCATACTGGACGGGAGATACCATAGGGATTCGCCACTTGCGATTTCCTGCGCCATCAACGATCCCCTTGTCGACAAGCTCGCGAGTTGTATAGGTCCTCCACCTCTCGGGATTCCTCGCGGAGTCGTTTGGAGACTGGACGTTCCATAGATGGTCCCACGAACAGCGCGACCACGATCCATCCGAGAATGTAACCCTAACAATAGCCCGCTCCCCCTGTGGGAACACTCCGACAACCGCCGTCTTTAGTCCATCTCTACCAATAACGTAGTCCCCAACAGCTATATCCCCCATAGTGGTCCATCCAGTCGGAGTCAAAATCGGCTCGCTGTTAGCGTTCTGTTTACCGAGTCCCATGTCGTCGGCCAAGATTGTGCGATTCAACTCGCGCATATAGTTGGCACCGACCCGTTGGTAGGGGCGAAGATCGTCGGCACGCTCATAGGGGAAGACGCAGTCCGAGAATTGCCCAGGCAACGCCCTCGCCTCTTCGTCTGCACGCACACCCTTGTACCAATCCCGTAGGCGTGTCGTTATCTCTGTACTGGGGGAGTCCTTCAGTGCCTCACCGACCAGCTCCATCATGCGGGGTTCAGCAATGACTGTCATTGCCCCTGTACGCTTCTCATACGTTACACCCGTAATGTGTCCCATCGCCTTGTTCACGACGGTTGCCTCTGGACCTGTGATAACGATCTTGGCCTTCCGTCGTCCGCTCGCCTCGCGATAGTCGATCATGGGTGTACCAATCCCTCCCTCATTGCGTAGTATTTGATGTGACTCATAGCGTCGCGCATGTGTGCATCAACCTTCTTGAATAGGTCTTCCGGGATCTTGTGTCCCTTTCCTTCCCGAGCCGTCTGCCCAACGATCGCTATGTTTTCCTTCTCGGCGAGGAAGCGTATGACCCCAACAACCTGTGCGGGGATCATCTCGTTGAAGGAGAGCGCCTTGGCCTTTCCAGGATATAGGATGAACTTTTCATAGATAATGAGGCGAGGCACAACGGTCCGAATAAGACTATCAACCTGTTTCCAGTTTGGAAACTCGCCCCAAGAGATGATCTTTGGGCAGTTATCTTGAATCGTATCTAGGTCCGCTACAGCGTAACCAGTCGTTTCTCCGGGATCGAAGGCGAGTACGATATTCATTGTTCCTCCTCCCACGGCTCCAGGTCGGCGTCGGTAACGGCGTCTCTGGCATCGCGTGCTTTTTTGTGAATGATGCCCGGCAAATCCTCTCCCTTTGTGACCGCGCTGTAGCCCATGTGTATATTCAGCAACGCCACCCGCAGCCGCTCACGACTCTCTCGCAGCGCCTTGTTCTTGGCGTGCTTGTTGGCATAGTCCTGCCACCCCGCCTCGGTAGCTGCCGTCTCGCAGTTGTTGCAGATGAACCACCCATCCTCTATTTCGCTAATCCATCTGCTTCCACAGAACGGACATACCCATTCGTGTTCACCCATGTTTGTCTCCCTCTCCCCACGGTTCAAAGTCGGCGGGGGTGAGGTCGTTTAGTGCTGCATCGCATTTATCGGTTGCTTCTTTCAGCGCCCCAATAGCATCGTTATTGTCCAAATCGTATCCCCATTCCTTTTCGATTTCCCACAGAGTCGTCAGCGATACCACGTAGGCCCGCAGCCGCTCCCGACTCGCTGCGGCCTCGGCATGTTGGCACATGGCATCTTTTTCGCGCTGGCTCAGTTCGTCTACATAATCTGGAAAGACTAGTCCGTCGTGACTGATAAAAACCCGTGTCCCCTCTGGCGACAGACCGATAAGAACCCATATCCCCTCTGGCGGCAGGTCGTCCTCGCTCTCGATCACGTGCCAAACCACCGCTCTCTTGCGCAGCCGCTCGGTCTCGGCTTCCAGCGCCCAGAGGCGACGGTCTGTGACGGCCTCACTCGCTCGCTGGCTCAGTTCGTCAGTCATGAACAGCCCCTTCTAGCTCCTCTATCGCTTTTTCTAACGATGCCCAATACATCCACTCCATGTCATCCATCTCGTTGCCAATAGAATCATTGCCATCGTAGTGTGCAGCAGCAGCCGCTGCCCTGTGCGCTAGCAATTGTTTTGCCGCCTCGGCCACCTTCCGCAGTCGCTTGATTTCGGCGTCCCATTCTTCTTTCTTCATCCTTCCACCTCCGTGCGTCGCCGCTCTTGCGCGTTGTGATAGTTCGTCAGTCATCGGCGTCCTCCTCATACGGCGCGTCTGGCAGGTTGGGTTCGTAACCGTCTTTGCGCCATTCCGGAGCGAACAGCCTCAGCGCGGCCACATAGCTACAGTCGGCCTTATGTGGCTTGCCACAGTCCGCTTGACAAATTAGGCAGTCACCCCACTCACAGTCCCTGGCATCGTACGGTTCATGCGCCGCCACAATTAATTCGAGCCATTCACGACACTCCCTCAGCCGCTCGATCTCGGCCTCTAGCCCTTTGATTCTGATTGCCGCGCAGATCGGGCATAGCTGGCGCTCGCCATCCTTGACAAACGCGTCGCCATCCAGCTCTTCGAAACATTGGTCACATAGCCTCATACCCAACAGTTCATCCCCCATCTTCGTCCTCCTCATAGGCCGCGGGCATTTCGGCCCAGGCGACCCACTGGCTTTTGGGAAACCAATCACTTGCTAGATACACACCATCCTTCTCCCACCAGCCACAGGAAATATAGCCCTCCAGATCCTGAAACAGATAGTAAACCCGAGCCTCTGGCGGCTCTTGCTCATCCAAAGGATGCCACACCACTACCCTCTCCCGCAGCCGCTCGATCTCGGCATCTAGCGCCATAATCTCGTTGATCTGTCGTGTCATTGTGTCGCTCAACTCATTCGCCTCCGCTTGCAGAAGGTCGAACGAGAGCGACTGCTTGGTGATCTCCGCCTTGCACGCTGCCAGCTCCTCGCGAAGGCCAATGGCCTCTATGTCTTTATCCATTTCGTAGCCGCAGACTACATCTATCTGGTGTTTTAGACCTTCGTTCTCTTTCTTAAGGTTTGCCAATTGTTCAGCGGTATCCTCCGCAGCATCCAACGGCTCTACTTCCGTTATATCAAACCAGACCACAGCGTGGCCCTCGACGTAGGTAGGAAAGCGACCGCCCCCTTCGTGGTCCGCGCACACGACGGCGCGTAGCCCATTGAGCACACGGTTGTTCGCGAGCACACGAACAACGTCCCCGAAGGAGTAGGAGAACCGCTTCGGCTTTGGTGTGCCGTAACGCTTGAGGAACTCTTCCTCTGTGAAGTCCTTACTTCTATTCATCTTCGTGGCAGTCCTTGTACAGATCAACGATCTCTTCGTCGCCTAGAATGTAGTCCTCGTACCCTGTGTAGACATATTCGTAGTACCAGGTTATCGCCTTATCCACCACCGCCCGTTTACAGGCCGCACGGTTAGACTGTATGACCAGTTTGTCTACAGCATCGAGTATCTCCGGACCGTTCTGAGCGATCTCGTGCCCAAGAACTTTCGGCTCTTCCGGATCTCCGAGAAGACACTCAAGGGATACGTCCCCCATTGGGAGTTGCTCAACCTCGAACCTCGCACCTATGGTGCGTAGCTCTTCAGCGAGGTCCTCGATGTCCTTCGGACGCTCGATCGTAACGGTGCGTGTGCGCCCATCCGGTCGCAAGTATTGTGTGAACTCTATCATATCTCGTACACCTCCAAGCTGCCCCAGCGCTTCCCAACCTCAGCCTCCACAGGCCAGGGGATGGCGTCTCCCAATAGCGCCGAACCACACGATTCCATAATAGCAGACATCTTACGCACCTGTGCGTCGAGATCGTTCTCTGGGACTTGAATAGCGATGCTGTCATGTACCGTTATCCGCGGATCCATCCCAGCCTCGTGTAGCTTAACAATACTGTAGAGTGTGATGTCGCTGGCCGTTGACTGGATGACAGTGTTGAACGCCTCTTTGAAAACCGACTCCTTCTCATACTCTGTACGCGCCAACAGAGCAGATGGGAAGTGGCGCGTCCTCCCGAGCGGTGTGTCTACGAATCCGTAGGTGAAGACGAACTGGCGTACCTTTTCCTGGAACGAACGAACCTTCGGCATCCGCTCGTAGAACGTTCGCGCTATGTTCTCCGCCTCCTCCCGAGTAAGGTCCAGCGTACCGTCGCCAAGGATGCCTGCCACTGTACGCCCATAGGCCAGACCAAAGTTCAATCCTTTGGCCAACGACCTGTGTAGCTTTGTCCAGTTAGGTCCAAACGCCATCTCTGCCATCTCTCCGTGCATGTCTCTACCGTCACGGTAACACTGAATTAACCAAGGATCACCAGACAAAACAGCAATACACCGCATTTCGATTTGCGAAAAATCTGTGTCTACCCAAACTTTTCCGGGGTCCGCTACGAACGCATCCCTTATGTCTTTTTTCCTTTCTGGATCTCGGCTAGGAACGTTTTGTAGATTTGGGGAAGATGAGGATAGACGTCCTGTAACCGTTCCGGCGATATTGAAGGATGCGTGGATTCGATTGTCCGACCCCAAAAGTTTCTCGAATCCCTTGGCGTAAGTAGAGTGAAACTTTTTTACGTCTCGATATCGGATGATGGCCCCGACAAAGGGGGGCGGGTTTGGGATGAGTGACAGGACCTTCTTAACACTAGTTGACCTTCCGTCAATCGGCGATACCCCCAAGTCATCAAAGAGGACCTTTGCAACCTGCTGTGTTGAATTGGGATTAAAGTCTTCGGGGAGACCATCGACAGAATCGAAGATTGCCACTCGTTCGCGTCGAATCCGCTCGGCATACTTCTTCTGAATCTTATGGAGATGATCGAGGTCAATAAGGACACCAGCGCTCTCCGCTGATGAGAGAGCTCGGAGGAGGGGCATGATAAGGTTTTCATACAGCCATGTCTTCCTCTCGTTTTCGTGGAGCTTTTCTAGATAGTATCCCGTTACGAAACGCTGCCAATAGCCATCGTTCGCGGCGTAGCGATAAAGGGCCTCGCGGGGTATCTTGTCGTATGTTCTCTCTTCTCCTCGCGGGAGCGCCTTCAGCATTGCCTGTATAGGGGCATCCCAGTCCTCAGCCCCAAACAATGTTGTGCATATTTCCTTCAGCCCGTGTGTACCCCGACGCTCGTCGTATAGATAGTGAAGAAGCATAGAGTCGTGAGCAAAGTCAACCCAGATGCCTAGCTTGTGCTTAATCCAGTTCCGATCGAACTTGGCATTGTGTCCAGACCACTTGGCCTTGCAGTTCTTTAGTGCGTCGATGAACCCATTGGTCCGCATCGTATCACCCGGTATGACGTAGATGTTATCATCCGTGGCGATCACAGCGCAGATGATCGATCCCCGAGTGTAGTCGGTCCCCACAGTTTCAAGGTCAAGCACAGCGAAGCGACTCTGTTCCGCGTCGGCCAAGACGCGCTGGTAGTCGCTCGTCACCTCGTACTCTATCTCGGATATACGCGGGTGCTCCCCACGAGCGGCGTCGACCAGAGATCCCTCAGCGTTATAGACAAGCTCGCTCGCCTTCTTGAGATCGTCTTGGATTCCTGGTAAATAGCGATCGGCGTCGCGCAACGCTGCGGCGGGGTGAACCACAGGCATGACAACGGTATCGTGAGATTCTATGGTCACAGGGAACAGTTGCCCCCTGTGCTTGGTGATTCCTGAAGGCTTGTTGAGCAGAACCCCACAGGGTATGTTGCCCATCGCGATGATGAGTCTCGGCTTGAACAGTTCGATCTCTTTCATCAAGCGGGGAGCACAACACTCCGCCGCCCTCTTCTTGTCCTTGTCCTCGTAGGCTCCGCAGTAAAATGTGTTGGTCAGCCAGAATCGGCGAAGCGGGTACATATCTAGCAGCTCCATAAGAAGCTGGCCAGTTCTCCCAACGAACACCATCCCTGTGCGCTGTTCCTGTGTGCCGGGTCCCTCCCCAACGATCATCACGTCACAGTGCTGCGTCTGCTGCTCGCCGACGTTTCCTCGCGGCATGGCAAGGCGGTTGTTTCTTGCTGGACAGTCGGCACATAGGGCGTATTTCGGCTTGCTCCTCATCGTGTATTTATCCTTATCTTTCCGTTGTTTGCAGATATAGACGAACCCCTCGCTGTGAAGATTCCTCTTGATAGTGCTTTGGGAACCCTCAAGTCTAGCTTATAGGCCCTCGTAATGTCGATCCCAAAGCACAGCGTTCCGTTCATTCCTGGGGTGTCTATCTTTCTCTCACGGAGAACGTACCCCGTATCCGGATTGGCCCTCTCCTTGAGCTGTGCTCTAAGGGCGATACTCGCCAGCGCGTTCCTCCCTCGACGACGCTGCACTTGCTCCCACCAACTCATCGTGCTCACAAAGTGGAACCACAGAATGTTGTCCGTGCTGTCATACGCACACATAAAGGGGAAGTTCGGACGATCCTGTGCTCCAAGATAACCGATTAGATCCTCTGTAAAATCATCAACCATAGTCCTGCTCAGCCCGCTTCCGATGTTGTCGATCGTCTGCTCGATACTCTCCTCATATGTCGTGTTATCCGTCTCGGATATCTCATTCACTCCCCAAGCGCGTAGGTGCTCATTGAGCATGTCCAGCCCGAGCTGAACGATCGTCAGGTTGTTTCGTGGCCGATCGTGTAGACCTTCCGGGCGAACTTTCATGATGTGAGCATACGCTTCGTCGTATCGCTCTTGAAGTTCGCCCTTTGAAACGCGCAGCGTTCGTTGAATGTACCGACCGGCGAAGTCGATTAGTGGGTATTCTAGAATCTCTTGAAACGCTTCGTGTGCAGCCCCTCCCTCCTCGATCGTCTCGGGGTGGAGATTGACGATAATAGAACGCTGCTTCAGTGCTGGGTCCGCAAAGGCGTCTTCACCATCGACAATAATAGGAGCGAGCAGTCGGTATGTCGTCGTCGTGAGGTCCGCCCGCCCTCGGCTGTCCTGCCCTTTATCGTAGGACATGCGAAGGAGCTCAAAGAAATCGTTTCTCAGCCCCGCCGTCGTGCTCTCTCGGAATTCGCCAAAGATCACAGGGAGGGCATTCGATCGACTCAGGAGGGTCCTAAGTACAAAGGCCGTCGTGTTCGCGGTGTTTGTAGTGGGATCTAGCATACCTAACAAGGGCATAAACACCTTTGTTATACTATAGGTCTTTCCTGACCCCATTGTTCCGAACACGTTCAGGTGAGGAAAACGATAGCCCAGTTCGTGGAGGAGGGGCTTAAACGGCGCGGCCATAAACCACCCCAACATGGGAATGATAACATCCCGCTTGTTGATCTTTGGTAGCAGTGTTGATATCGCAGAGAGAAGGTTTGTGTAATCCTCCTCGTCCGGAAAGGTGCAGATGGAACTGGGTGTCGTGTCGCTCCTGTCCCGTCGAGAGTTGTTCCCGCGACCGGCATAGGCGATGGGTGCTTCCTCTGGGCTATAGACCTTGGAGGAAGATACGGTCATCGTCTTACACACCCAGCACTTTTCGTGGCGACCAACGATTCCTGTGCCCATGCTGGGAGATACTCCACTCTCGGCCAGCTTATCCAGCCAGTAAAGGAGTAGCCTCTTTGTCTCAAAGTCAGAACCTAGCCACTGCCAGTACATCGAGGGAAGAAACTTTTGGAACGCCGAAGCAGAGACAAACGCACTGCGAGGAAACGTAACGCCCTCCCACTGTTCGTCCCCAGCGGTAACGGTTCCTACGATAACATCCTCTGTAGATCCGTCCAGATCGACAAGGAGCTGCTTCGGCTCGTACACGAAGGTCGAGACCTGATTCTTCCCCCGCTGCGAATTGTAGTAGATCGCTCCGTTATGCTCCACGAAACCAGAAGCAGCATCATTCGTTCCGCCCGCCGCCATCTTATCCATGTCCGTATTGAGAAGGCGAAAGTCGTTGGCCCGCCAGCGATCGCCAACACGCTTCTGCTCAGCGATCTTTCTTATCGTCTCCTCGGGAACCTCCCCGAGGATTAGCTCTCTCAGTACTGCCCAGTCTCGCTCACTACGACTCTTGAATCCTCTCGTTGACCCCGTGCCAATGGTACGGTAGAACTTTGGGGTGAGTCGACACAACGATTCTATTTCGTCGGCGGAATATACACGCCCAAGGTCCAACCCCTCCAACGTAACCGGGGCCGGGGCGTTCGTGTCTTTTAGATTCAATGTTCCAGGAACTCGGAGCAGCCTCTCTGGATCTGAAACAGGATCGGACTTGACGATGCGCTGTAGTGCGGCGGATATTTCGCGTCCTCTACTAAGAGATACCGCACTGTCGTAATACCAATAGGCGTGGAACCCATGTCCGCTATTAACGACACAAGTTGGTGAGACCGGAAATAGATCGAGCGCATATACAGCGCGACCTACATCGTTGTCAAAGTCCTTCAGGTCGAGATCGGCCCAAGCGCAGACCACACCACTAACCTCGTCGAAGGAACCCCGCAGTCTCGGGTTCACGCCAAAGTACACATCGTTGCTTTTCCCGTATAGCTCAGCAGACAGCATGGCATCTTCCGCATTGTCGTACAGAAAGCGATGATGCGCCTGCTTAACAAAAACATAGATCTGCTCGTCGTCCTGGAGGTTCCTAAAATGCCTAGCAAGCATCAGTTACTCCTCACAGAACGGACGGTGGGGGCATAGCGCCCCCACCTAATGTGTCTATCGCCGTGCCGACTAGCTGAAGAGGGAGCTAATCCCCCCGTCCACCGTCTCTGTGTCGCCTGTCTCGTCGATATCCGGCAAGGGAGCACCAGCAGGCTCGACGTCCGGCTTAGGCGCATTCGGATCCTCACCCTCACACTCTTCGACGTACAGGTTTCGATCGATCTCTGTACGGGGCTTTCCGTCCCAGAAGCCGTTCACTACGAGGACGCCGATCTCTTTGCCGATTACTTCATCGGTATCGAACTCGAAACCGCTCGGGTCGTTCACATCATCCTCGTCCCAGATACCGAAGCGCGTGACAAAGCGCTTGAACGAGAACAGGGCGTTGTCCTTCAGTGTGATCCACTGGCGCATTCGTCGGCCCTGGAAACCCTCATGGACACAAACGTACTGTACCTCTAGGACATCAAAATTCGGATCGCTCTTGCTAGGCTTCTGCTCAATACTTGCGACCTCACAGACGTAACTACCGGCTGGGAGGGGCGAATCATCAACGGAAACGCTATTGAGTACTTTTTTGATAACTGGCATGTTAGTCTCCTTAATTACCGAACACTGATGTTGATTCTTCTTGCCAAGGACGGATTACCATATCATAGATCTCTGCCATGTTCGTGTTCTCCAGTCGACCGGGTAGGTCCTCGGGCGATCGGAACTTGGCCCTAACACGGCCATAGCCATCGATCTGCGCAATGTAGTTTTTCTCTGTCAGCTCGCCTCCTCGTACTTTTGTCTCCGTCGTTAGATAGGCCTGGATGGAAAAGAACTGGCTGATCTCCTTCCCGAGTTTTCCCGTTAGGGCGGGAGATATGTACATCCCCCCTGTGGTCTCGTCCTTATCGATCTCGTCGTGACAGGTCACGATAAGATGGCGCTTCGCCACGGTTCGCGCTTTTCTGAATAGGGACGACATCCTTGTGCGCACTTTTCCATAGTCCTGCAACTGTGGCGTTCCCCCCTCCCTTCCTGCCGCAGCGAGTTCTTGCTCCATCATGAAGTTATATAGCTCACCAAGTCCGTCGATGATAACGGTCTTAATTGGGCTCTCATCGAACAGCGCAGATCGCAACATTTGATAGTCGCTATTGCCCTGCAACGACCAAAGGATTACCTCTTCCCCCGCCCCTCTAATGAAGTGGGGAATAGATGCCAGTCCACCCTCACAATCCATGATGAATACGGGTCTCAGTTCGGGAACGAGAAGCGCCGATCCTGCGAGATATGTCTTCCCCGCATTTGGGGGTCCATACAACAAGGCGCTGATCTTAGTTTGCTTGATATCATCAAGCAGAATCTTTGGCATACCCTACTCCATAATTTTATTGCTGGGGCGCTTGCGGAACTTGCCGTGCGCCGTGTTTGGACACCCTGTGATCGAGGCCATGCAAAGGTCACGAAAGTCGCAGTATGCACAGGCTCTAGTCGTCGTCGGGATGGAGAACTCAAGCATCGTTGCGTCTTCGATCATCCGCTTCATTTCATCCCGAGCTTGACGAAGTACGCGAACAAAGTACCTACGACGTGCGGGGTCCGCCATGATCGTGTGACGCTCGTTGAACTTGTTCGGATCGAGAGCACGAATGAAGCCCTCGTACTCCGCCATATTGAGCCCGTGATCACGGACGGCTTGGCGATATATCTCTGGCGTGACGAGCTGGCGCTTGTTCTTGGATAGCTTACCGCTCTTAAGAACTTTGACCTCGCCAGGGACCCGCTTGCGCAGGACGTTAAAGATCGTACCGGCGAGATCTCCCTCGATACCGAGGACATTCTTCTCAGATACGGCCCATTCATAGGCGAGCGCCTGGAGGTCCATCTGCAATAGCGTCTCGTTAGGAGGCGAAGTATACGTCTTATGGTCGACGATGTACAGCCGCCCTGTGAGCTTATCTCGAAGCACGAGATCGATCACACCAGAGAACGTAACCCCTGTGTAGTCTATGGGGACCTCGAAGGGGAACTCTACAGCTTCGACGGTATACCCACGATCGGCTACTTCCGCCCATCGCACATAGTGCTTGACCATCCCGTGGCCGAGTTCTCGCGCTTCGGACAGTTCGCCATGCAGATCGGAGAACTCATCATCCTTGCCACTCTTGATGCGCACCTGTGGGATCCCATAGCTGGATAGTTGGTGCGCCCAAGACTTTGAGAAGGCGGATAGTGGGGAGAACTGCGCCCGTTGTTCTTCCGGTATCGTTTGGAGCTTGTTACCATAGTAGGCAGCAAGAGCCTCATGCACAGCCGTCCCGAGCATGAGGGCCTTGGACGGCTGTGAGGGCTCAAGTCCCATCGCGTTGCGTGAACGGAAGGTCCACTTGCGACGGCACTCAAGAAACGTGCGAACGTCAGAGATAGAGAGTCTGAGGGTCATTGTCTGTCGCTCCTTTGGTTGTCTAGGCGGCTGTGGGCGTAAACCAAGCTGATAGTTCTTTGGCAACATCCTCCTCTGGGTAGTATACCACATCGCGAGGTCCCTGCTCGACCTTACGAATAAGCCCCGCCTCAACGAGCTTGCGCAGGTGAGGCCACACGTTCATGGGCTGGTCAACCTTGTTCGCCAAGTCTACGTTACTCTGCCCAGGATTCTCAAGAATCATCCTGTACAGCTTCGCCCTGAAAGTGTATCCGAGCGATGCGATCTTCTCTTCCGTCGTGATCACCTAAATCCTCCTCTAATGTTCTCATACATCTCCGTTCCCCGTCTAGCGACTCTTCGTTCTCCTTGTCCCTGCTCCTGATAAACATAGAAGGG